TCCCACTCAACTTCAACGTTTTGCGAACCCATAAACTCCAAGGCCGAAGTTTCGTCTTCGTATTCGAAGAACCCCGGATCGGCCTCGGAACTTCCACCACCATACTCTCGAACGGTAAGACCGATTTTTGGCACGCCATACATTGAAAGAAGGGCTTGAACAGAACGGCGGGTTCCTTTTGTCTTTCCGATGTATGGAACGTTGTTGAGCACCCGCCTCCAAATCTGTTTCTGTACGTCTTCGGCTTCGTTCTCTCCACCGATTAAAACTTTTTGAAGATCTTGTTCACTAAATCCATTGTAGACTTCAAACCCAAAACTGTTTGTGACAAATTGAGTTAGGTCTTTTGAAAGACTTTCAACTTCTTCTATATCTTCGGAGCGGTCTTTGATGTACTGCACATGTTTGATGTATGTGTAAATAATATCAAAATAGTGACCGATCATTGAAATGAAAAGCTCGAAGTTCTCGTTTCGGTCATCGGTCTTAATATACTCCGGAAGATTCGTTTGAAGGCTTGAATCGTTGTTTCTGTCGTATAGGTCAGCTTCCCTTTTGTATTCTTCAAGAAAATTTTGAACGGCTATGTCCGTTGTTGGAAGAAGATTTCCACTGCTATCGCGGATCTCTTCCGATTCAAAAAGAAATGTTTCAAACCCGTCTAACCCTTCGATAAGTGTTGACTTCCGATCTCGAAGCCGCTGAAGTTTGTTTTGTTCGATTGGGTTGCTTGGATTGGCAACCGAACCGGAAGACACTAAAATCTCATCTATGTCTTGGTTGATCTTTTCAATAAGACCAAGCTTGTATTCGAAGTTCAAGACCCTCTCTTTAGCACTTGAAAACTTGACAAAATTTTCAAACTCTGAATAGTTCACATTTAGGTCAACAGAATTTTCATTCTCAAATATCTGTTCAATCGTTTCTCCGCTTGTTTCTTCTTGGCTGTCAAGAAGAGACTCCCACGTTTGAACGCCTGTGTCTCTAAGGTCTGTGCCATCTACGTCCACAGAAAAGTCCGGTCCACGAAGAACGGTATTTGGCTCTTCTTCTCTTTTTTGAACGAACCGCACTCTGTCTACATACGCTGGAAACACTTCTTCGTTGATCCAGCACTCGTCTCCTTGTTCAATGCCCGGTGGAATGGTTTCATATGTCTTCAATACAACAGAATTTGGGTATTCCGGGAACGCCTGCCGATCAATTGTCCAGTTCACGGCGTGAAACGCCGTGTCGTTTCCGAAATTCAACACAAAGCGAAGTTCTTTCCCGTTTGCGGGTTGGTTAAAGAAGGAAACGAACGTCTCTTGAAACGGAATGTCGTACGCCTCAGAGCCAATAAGCTTTGGACGAACCCGGATCTCTTGCCGCGTCTGAGAAACTTCATCAACGACAAGCTTCATTCCCACTTCCGACCCCAAGTTTTTTCGGAGAAGCTGTCTTCTTCTTGGGCCTCGAACGTTTGAAAAGTCTTGTGGAAGGCTCGGGTAAAATACCTTTCTTAGAAATTCATACTTCAAAATATAGCTTGTTTCATTTAGAAGGTCAAGATCATCTAAATGGCTGTAGGTGGGGAGAAGAAGTTTTCCTTCTTCGTCAATCTTGAAGGAATCGATGCTTTTCCAGTCAACAAGCTGTCTCTGCTGGTTAAAGACAGAAATTTCAAGAAAGTCAGATGTAGTGTCCCCGAAAAAGGCAGTTTCTTTTCCTCTCCCAAACTTCTTCAAATCTCGTTGAGATACGATTCTCCCTTTGAATGGGTCAAATGGGTTTTGCTCTACTTGAGAAATGTTTTCTATATTTTGAAGCATCTGTTAAGAAATTTCTCGCGTTTGGATTTCGTCTTCGGAATCTTCTGCAAGTTCGGTGATTTCGGTATTAATAGTTTTTCGAAGTTCCCCGTAGTCGTAAGTTTGCCGAAGAAGATCTACTTGAAGCCTTTCGGTCGGGGCCTGCCCTCCGTCGTACTTTACCTCACCTCTTGGATTTCTCTCGTATCCCGATATGGGTGTGTCTTCAGTTTGGATGATTACGTCTTCAAGTCGGGGATCATCTGTTGGTACCGCCATTGATTGTCACCGTTGTTGTTTTTTTATCCTGTTCAATTTCCGGGTCTTCAAATATTCTGTTAAAATACCGCTTATATATTCGGTTTCTTCTCGGTTCTGCCCGGTACTTGACTCCGATTTTATTTGAGTCTTGAAGGAAATCTCGAATGATTTTCATATTTGTCCGAATGATTTTCATCGGGTTCCCTTCATCCGTAAGGTCGTTAAATCCCCCGTCTTTGGTTTTGAAGCTCCAGTCTACGTATCCCCCCTTCATGTCTTTAAATATCGTTTCGTAGCTATTCTCGCCGCTCTCAAAGGAAAATACGGTGGGCCACCCGCTTCGGACCTTTTCATACGGATATGTGTTTTTCAAAACCGCCTCAGCTAAGAGGGTGTTTAAGCGTATCATCGTGAAGAAACTTTGAATCTGTTTGTGGTTGGGCTAAAGTCTACGGTGCGCCCGTCTATATGCTCGAATTGAAATTCAATGGAGTAAAACCGCTCCGGTTGAACGTTTTTTAAGTCCAAGTCGAAAAAATACCCGTTTTCATCAAAACTGCATTTTGACTGTTCGCTGAACGGGATAATTCTTCTTCCATTCCGAAGGTCTTTGATTTGGTACTTTAGGTCTCCATCTTCGATTCGCACCGGATCTTTGTCTCTTTGAAAGTCTTCTACAAACTGTTGCTTTATGTACTTCTCTTTAACGTTCAACCGAAACCTCTTAATTCCGTTAGGTCTGTATGTAGACTCGATATTTTTGATCTGGATTGTCGGATTTGCCCCGATTCCGATAGACATACCCACGGATTCATCAACGAAAGAGTCGTCATACTTTACGACAAGCTCTGGGACGTAAATCGTATGCGTCTTATTCCCGAAGTATTTTAGTTCATAATCGGTTTCACTAAACCTTGGCTCTGACCGAATAAGAAAGCCGTGGTTTTCAACTGCGTTTTCGATCCACGCAAAAACAACAGTTGTAACGTCTAAAACAACGTCTGTTTCTTGAAATTCATCAAACGTTTTGAAGTTGCCAAACGAAGAAAGAAAGTCTCCACCGGGAGAATCCCAATCTTCTGGTCCTCTGCTGTTCCAAGAAACGCCTTCGCTCGTTTGTGGCTCGTTGAATTTTCTTCCACGCCCCCTTTCAAACTCGCTTTCCAGAGGATTTACCTCAATGTCGTACTCTGCCGGGACATTTGAAGCCTCTACTGTATAAAGGCGAAGATCTGCTTCAAACATTTGACCTGAAATTCCGCTTCCGACATACTTTTTAACTCGCTCCAAGTCAAACTTCGATACGATTCGGCGCTCAAAACCGTTCTCTCTTCCAAGCTCTAAGATTTCGTTAACGCCAACATTTTGATTTGGCCTGTCTTCATAAAGGGTAGAATCTTTAAGTGGGTTTAAAAAATGATACATCGTCGTTTCTGTTTAACTTACCTTTACAGTTATTAATTCGGGTTCTGAATTTATTTTAGCACGTGGGAATTGCCTCTTTATGAAAGTTTTGTAAAGACGTTCTCGTTTTTTAGCGTCGTCTGTCTTTCCAGAAGCACTAATGGTAAACACTTCATACGGGCCATCTGTAAATATTTCTTTGTTTCTCTCGTAAAAGTCCTTCACAACGTTTACGACGGTATTGATAATTTTAAGAGGCTTGCCTTCTCCGGTCAAGTCTCTATACATTCCACCTTTTATCTTAAATCCTACACCAATTCCATCAACCCCGTCATCTCTAAGGAGGACTTCATATTCATTTTCATCGGATTTAAAACTATAAGCCGCGTACGTCTTCCTGTTTGAAGGACCAACATCCACGTTTTCTTTATCTAAGCTATACGGGTAGACTCCAGAAGAACCGCCACCGATTTCTTTTAATATGTCGTTGAGTCTAATCATTTTTAACCTGTCTGTTATTCGTCTTCAACTTCATGCCATTGGTTGCACCACCCCTCCGGTTCAACTTTGCCCCGGATTTGAGAACAAATGTAATCTCCTGTTGCTACCTCTTGGTAGAGATATTCACAGTTTGAACATTTTTGCTCTCCGCTGGCTTGGTCTACATATTCGGAGTCTTCTTTTGACATTTTATATGGTGGAGTTCCAGACCCCAGAAGCCAATACAAAAGAATATTCGTGCTTCTTTCATCCGGGTCCATGTTTTTAAACCGCTCAATGGCCTCTTGGACCTCTTCAGGGGCTTCTGCTCCAGCGTCCGGATACTCGTATTGTTCGGACAAAAACTTTTGGACCTCTTCACGAATAACCTTCTCTAACTTGTCTTTTGAAAGATACATAGCGTTTAAACTTTATGTTAATTGAATAATTGGTTTGCGTGTCTTCTTATTTTGCACTCCCTCTTATATCCCGATCTGGAAACTTGATTTCAAACACGGACGGGTCCAAAGACGGATAAATGATGTTGTCTTGAGTCGCTGATTCTATATCGTAAATATTATCGGAGTAGTCGTCTCCGGTCTTATTTGTAATTTCAAACTTAGAAACGTTTTGAACTCCGTCGATTTCATTAAGTTCACGAACAACTTGGCCGATAATGATTGGCTGTGCAAACCCTTGGTTGTCTATGTCGAATAGTTCTCGAAGTCTGCTTAGGCACCGGGCAAGAACTTGGTTCTTGTTGTATGTAGAAAACACAAGAACTTCAAACTCTATGCCAATGTTAACCACAAATCCGTCTTTAATGTTTACAGCATCGGTAAGCATTCGGAACTGACGGAGATAGTTTTTTAGGTTCTGTTTCGTGGCGTCGTTTATAGACGTGAGCTTTTTATTTTCGTCGTAGCCCAGAACATAAAGGTTGATTGCAAGCGGGTTTTCTTCCGTCCGGTTTGTTGACCCGGTTTGAACTTCGTCGTTTGTAACATACGCTTTTGCAACGGACCCATATCTGCTTGGCATGTTTAAACTTCGAACAACATAGTCTTCCTTTGTTACCGCACGGTCCTGTGCAGAGAAGAAAGCCCGTGCGTTGTTTTTGATTTCTTGAACAGATTCAGGGCCTCTGCCTCCCGTTGCCGGAACGGGGTTTTGAACACTTAGGCTGTCTTGAACGTCTTGGACCTGTTGTTGTCTTGTAGGAGACAACGCTTCAAAGTCTTGAACGTCAAAGTCTACTTGATCAACAACTGTCAAATCGCTTTTCGGAACGTTCGAAGACGTTCCACCCCCAGAAGAATATTGAACTGTGAGGGTCGTGTTATATGGAACCTGCCCGTAGGTGTCTGTTTGAAGAAAGTTTGAAGGATCAAGCGGCTCTTGAAGCTGTTGCTCGGGCGTGAGAACCGGGTTTCCGATGTTCTGTGGGTTGGGGACGATTTCTTCATTTGGTTTGTCTGACGCCCCGGAACCAAATTGGAGAAACACGTCTCCGCTTCGATCTACCCTTTGAATGAATCTTCGGGGTGTTCTTTGAAGCTTTAGAAGAGAACGAACGTCAACGTCGTCTGTGAAGTTGGGGTCGGTAACGTTTGTGTTCTTAAACTCTTGAAACGTTGTTTCTTGCGCTAAATACGGAACTTCAAACCAACGGTTTCCGTCTGAATCGGTAACTTCTAAAATGTCAATGAATTCATCGTCTCGAATGAAAATTCTCTGGTAAGCTTCCGGGGACCCGAAATCAAACGTTCGAGTACGAATTTCTCCCGCAACAGCCGGAACCGTCTTCGAAAGAAGATATTGGGTCGGTTCTCCAGAAACGTCTCGGTTGAAAATCTCAACATTCAACGGGTCGTCAAACCGATCAATCGTAAAGTCAACCTCTCTAGTTGTTCGAAACGTAACGTCGGGGTTGCTTGAACTTGTAACTGTCATTCCCTGCTCAATTGTGGGGACCACAGAAAAGTCCGGCTCAAGTTCTCCGGTTTGGCTGCTTGTTCGAACCGGGGAAACGACAAAGACCTCAATTTCTGTTTGTGCGGGTCTGTTTTGCTTTGGGGTGTACCCAAGGACTTGCGCTAAGTCTCGAACGTTTTCTTCTTCTTCGGCGTATTGTATTAGATTTTCGCGGAACTGTTGGTCGGTGTAGTAGGAAAGAACATCGCCAACATACGAAGAAAGTTCGATGAAGACGTTTCCGATGCTTTCTTCGGAGAAGTCTTGGTACGTCTCCGGAAAGTACGTCTTGGTAAACTCGATTAAACCGTCTTTGATTGAATCAAAGTCGCGGTTGAGATATCGAATGTCCTTTGAATTTTCGTTGGGCATTTCACTTTATCTTTTATTATATGTAACCATTTTTAAATTATGAATAGAATGGGTTGTAATCTATCTTTCCAAAGCTGTCTTCAGACCTTGCTTGTAAGCTGAACGCGATCTCATTTCGTGAAGGGTCGAAAGAAACTTGTCTCACACCATCATCTATATCAGTAATTTCACTTAATTTTATTTTTTTTATGATGTTTAATGTATCTCCGTCAATTAAGGTAAAAAAAGAAGATGATCCTCCTGTTGGTGCATTCAATATAAACTGATCCTCAAGTACAGTATTCATAAAAGAATCTACTTTAGAAGTATCTACTGAAATTTGATCACGTTGAAGGGTTTTTCCATCAATAGATTCAAAATAATTACCTTGTAATCCCACGTATTTATCGACTCTAGGAAGATATTCTATAGATCCGTAAGAAGGAAGTGTAGATTCGGAAAAGGAAATGGCCGATTCATTAACTGGATCAACTAATGTAGAATCTCCACGAAAATAACTAATAATAACCCTGTCTGTTCTTGTGTAAGTTTGTGCTGTGCCTGTAAACTCTCCAAAGTCAAGACCATCTACAGGAGTTGATACCGTTTCATTTACAATGTCTACAAATTGAAATGAATTAGGATCTGTAACCATACACTTACCAAGATATTCAAAAGGTATCAATCCGGAACAAACTCCAATATCTAATGAAATAGATCGTGAAAACTCGTATTCCTCTGTAGAATCATTTACCTCATATATCTGAATTTCGCTATCGGACAAAATATAAAGTAAATTATAAGATGGTAAAGGTAAAATATTTCTTACAGCATTTGGACCATGATTTTCCGCATCAAGAGTATATGAATCTGTAAAATCATTTGCATTCGTAACTACAAATGTAGATACATTTGTTTTAAAGAATATATGTGAATCTGTAAGCGGATCATATACTGATCTATCGTAAGGACCAATAGGGCCACTCACAATACGCGGATTTGACAAAAAATTATGGTCCGAAACACGTTTTTCTCGAATCACCGTTGAACCGTCATTGCGGCCTTCAATAACCACGTTTCCTTCATCAATGATCTTTCGGCTTGGTGCAAGATCAATTTCACCGTCTTTGGTGGTTTGATCGTCTGGTATAACTTTTATTGCTCCATTCTCTCTTACGTATTTTGGCATGTTACCGTTCTTCCTCTAGAAATATTTGCATGAATTCAGATGTACCGGGGGTAAAGTCAGTTGTGAATTTTAGTTGAACCTCTACCCCACCTGTAACAAAGTTGACCTGTAAATTTTCAATTGTAAGATAGGACATCCACCGCCCCGTTGCAGACTCGATTTCCTCTTCGATTCGTTCACGGGTCTTCTCGGTTTGGTTCGAGTAGGTAAGCGTGTGAAGATTTGTCCCAAACTCCGGTTTCATAAGCCGCTCGCCTTTACGAGTAGATAGAAGGTTAAACAGGTTGACACGGACCTGTTCTAACTCCGTGTCTGTCCTGTCAAAATACCCGTCTCGGCCTCTACGTAATGGGTAGTCTAATCCAATCATTTACAAAGCGTCTTTACTGATTTTTGTTCTTGATTTCAGCTTTCTTTGCTTTTGAACGGTTTGGCTGACGCTTCCGCTTTTTCTCTTCTGTGAGCCTTTTCTTGGCGTCATCGGAAAGAGTTTCGTCGTCGTTGAACATTCCCGGTCTCCAACTTTGGCTTACCTGAGAAGGGCTTGGGCCTTGTGCTCCCCCTGCCGCTCCCGCCGCTGGAGAGTGTCCTTTTTTATCTTCTAGTTTCTTATTCAAGTCTCTCCAACGGTTTGTTAGGTTTTCATCAAGAGGGGCAGAGTGTTGGTTCATTGTTTCTTGAACCGGATTTTGTCCTCCACCACCTTGGCGCTGTTGAGGCTGGCCTTGTTGCTGCTGCCCACCGCCAAAGTACTGTTGGTCCATCATTTGTTTAAAACTTTGGCTTGGATTTTGTTGGGCATTGATCTGTTGTTTGCCCTGTCCTCCCTGCCTGTTGTGAGAGTTGAGCATCTGGTCTGCCTGTTGGCTTACTCCACCTCTTTGGCCTTGGTTTTGGCCTTGTCCACGGCCACCACCTTGACGTTGGGCGCTTCTTCCAATTTCGGACTGCTCTCGGCGCTTCATAATATTGTTTACCATTTCATCGCCGGATTGAGACGGGCCTTGTCCATTTTTGACTTCATTTAAGACTTCGCGGACAATTTGATTTTTGAGTTGCCCACCCATCTTCTTGACTTCTTCTTTTACAATTTTGCGGATTACTCCTACTAATTTTTTCTTGTTCATAATATTAAGGTAAGATCTTATGAATATAAGTAACTCTTGTGATTATATATAGAGTCTGTTAT